AACTGTGTTAAATAGGATTGCTGTTTTAGCCCCGTCAAAGGCAGCCTGTTCAGCGTCCTCTCCTTGCAAGGAGTAACCAAATCCTGCTAAAGCACCGTAAGCGGCAGCTTGAGGAGAGCCAGCAGCTAAAGTCCTAATTGTTTGAGGAGTCGCTTGAGTTACCCTTTCTGCAACAGATGCAGCCCTAGAAGTTAATGGGGCAGATACTTGAGCAATCCTTGGAGATATTCTTTCTAGTACGTTTGATACTACTGGCAATGAGACTCTTGTTGCAGTTTCAGCAGCAGCACCTGGGAGACTTCCTGCTATACCGATGACTGTAGCAGCACCAGTTCCAAGAGCGTTTTCTTCTTGCCATTGCAATCTTTCGTTTTCTAGTCTGCTAACATTTTGTCTGTAAAAGTCTGAGTAGGAAGTTTCCCCACCACCAGAAACATCTAATGCTTTATCAACTAAAGCAAGGACAGCAGCAGAGGACTCTTCTGATAAACCAAACGTAATTGTGTCAGTTATGACAGCTTGAAACATATTTAGGTCAGTAGCTCTTGCAGACCTATCCTCCTCAAATCCAGGAAGGTCAAGAGACATATCAAACCACCAGTTATCCTGAGTAATTGGTGTTTGTTCAATAATATTTTCTTCAGCAACAGACGCAGGAATAGATTGCTGCTCAGAAGACTGAGAAACACTGACAGCAGGCTGAGGAGAACCCTCTCTTCTTCTGCGTATTTGCTCTTCTATTCTGCGGACTTCATCCTCAGTGGCTGTAATTCCTTGCTCTGCCATAACCTTTACTCAATTAAAGTCTCTTAAAAGTAATGTTGTCTGCTCTTGGGCCTGACATTCTTTCCCAATTACCATCATCATCTAAAACATAAATATTAGATGTTCCGTCTGGGTTTTCTAAAACCTCAATTTTTCCTTCATAGTCTGTTCCAGTTAAATCAAGCTCTGCTGGAAGGCCTAACTCAATAGCTAAAAAGTTTTGATAATGTCTCTGAACTTTATCTAGCTGCTCTAACAATATATCTAAGTCCATGTCTGAGCTAATAGAGCCAAGAGTGCTTGATAATAAAGACAATTCAATGTTAGAGACATTCCCCAACGCGCCTCCAGTTTTGCTTTCATCTCTCATTCTTTGGAGCCTACCAAAAGCAATATTTGCCTCAACTTCATCGAGCATCCTATCTAAGTTGGTTTTTGCTTGTGTTGCGTATGCTCCTAATAATGGTATGTCGCCAATTTGTTGAGCTGCTCTACTAGCGGCTCCAGTTGCAGTCATGTGACCTTCTGCGTAAAGCCTAGCAGCATCAATAGCACCTAATACACTTTGGTTTTCGCGTATCCTAAGAGTTTTTTCTGCAATCCATTCTGGTGATTGACCTGCTTCCGCTTCATTTGTTGAGGCATTAAGAGTTCCGCTAGGAGTGCCATCAACAGTCTGCCCAGGAGCAACATTCTGCAATGTCTGTTCATTTATCTGATAAACTAGTTCACCTTTTGCGTCTATCCCAAACAGCGTAGGAACACCGTTTATTTCTGTTTGAAAGGTAGTTTCAGCCCCAGCATCTTCAAATGTTTTAGTTTCTCCAGTAGTTCTGTTAAAAATTGTTGAGTTGCTTAACCTAGCCCAAGAGTCTTCACCCATGCCGCCTTTTTGATTAAGCAATTCCGCAGCCTTATCTGGAGTTATGAGCCTTCTTTCCAACAAAGAAGCTATATTCTCATTTCCACTAGCTCTTAAATCAGACACAAATTGCGGGATATTTCTTCTTGCTGTTTCTTGGTCTTCAAGATTTGATAGTCTATACATAGATTCTGCTGCATCTATACTAAATAGATAATCTTGTTGTTGAGCAGTAATAGCGTCCCTTTCTAATTGATTTCCTGCCCTTTGATACTGAAGGTCAAAAAGTTTATTTGCGTTTTCTCTTGCTTGAACAGAGGTAGTAAGACCCTCAACAGATTCTGCTACTTCAAAAGGAAGCAATGTCCTGGCCCTTTGTGTTGACGCTTCTGAAGCCGCTATATCAGCCTCAGCCTTTCTTCTTTGAAGCTCATCAGCTTGTCTCTGCCTAGTTACATCAGCGGCCATAGCTCTCATCTGAGCAGCTTGAGTTCCAAGTCCTAAATTTCCTACAGCTTGTGCAGCTTGGAGAAGGCTTTGTGGGTCGCTAGGGTCTACACCCTTTAGGGCTTCCTGAACCTTCTCAGACTGAGTTCTAACGTCCAGGCCCAACATTCCACCAACACTTCTACGGAACTGCTCTCTCTGTCGAGGCATATCGCGCATAATATCCGCAGCAAGGCCAGTTCGTACAAGACCTGAGCTTGGCTGGATAGTAGAGGCTTGAACCAAACCTTCTTCTAAAAGCCTACGTTGCTTTTGAGCAGGAGTCTCAATAATGTCGCTAAATAAAGATTGTATGTTAATAGCCATAATTATTTACCTTCAGAGAACTCCGATTGACCGCAAATACTCTGCGGTTGATTGCAGTATATTCGGGTCAGTAGAGCCGACTTGACCAGATATTGAGACGCTTGGAGCTTGTTGGGCCTGCCTCTCTGCCCTTAGCAAATCAAACAAGCCTTGGTATCTCTGACGTTCCAGTTGACCAAGAATGTCTTGATAACCAAGTTGTGCTTCTAGTGCAGCCTCGCCCAATCCAGCCTGTAAGCCAAGACCAGTAGCACCCAATGTAGTAGCAAGTCTTTGAGCTTCCAACTGAGGCTGTAGAGCGGCTGTGAGTTGCTGTTGAGGTAGATAAGCTCCAGCAAGAGCAGCAAGACCAAGCTCACCAAAGAGTCCTGCGCGTTGTCTAAACTCACCCAAGCCAGCAAGAGTCTGTTGAGAGCGTAGTGCCTGCTCAGCTCTAGCCTGTTCCATAGCAGATACCGCAGAAGCAGCACGTTGTTCTTCTATGGCTTTACTTAGAGCTAGTTGCTCAGGAGTTCCACCAAACATAGAAGTCTGGACACCCAGTCTACCCTGTCCTGCTAGTCTTTCTTCTAACTGAAGTCTAGCTCTTTCCCTTTCAGGAGCCTGCATAGCTTCCAATCTTGAAAATATGTCAGCTTCTCTAGCAGCCATTTCCCCAGCTTGAGGGGTTAACATTCCAATCACTGAGGCTTGTTCTGCCGCCCTTTGAGCGGGGTCACCTAAGAAGTCAAAAGCCTGCTGACCAAACCCGCCCAGACTACGCATCAATCCCATTTCTTCAGGGGTTACTTGAGCAGTCATACCCTCTGGAGTAAATGCAGCAGTAGCACCCGTAGGAGTAGTTACGGTAAAGGGTTTAAACTGAGCCTGTCTTTGGACTTCCCCTATCAAACCGCCTTCATAGGTAGGGAAAGTAGGAGAACCAGTAACACCAGTCAAAGCCTGTCGCTGCATTTCTTCAATGCGTTCCATAGCCTGACGGTTCATAGCCTCCTGACCTAGCCCAGCCACTAAACCACCAAGAGTTCCTCCAATAAGGCCAGTGTCTTGAAGGAAATCTCCAGCTCCGCTAAGTATTTCTTCTAATGTAGGCATCAGTAAGTCCCTCCATCAATAGTGCCAGTGAATGTTCCTGACACTGTGAGGTTTGCAGCAGTCGTAGTTCCCGTAAATGTCGGGCCAGCTAGATTAGCCTTAGTAGCTACCGCTGTTGCTATGTTATCAAATTCGGTGTTCACTTCAGTTCCCTTCACCACTTTAGCAGGATTGCCTGACACCAGGGCATCCTTGGCGGCAAAGTTAGTTGTCTTCGTATAATCAGTCATTAGACAATCCTTCCAAGTAGTGCATGAATGTTTAATTGTTGAATAGCTATAGACTTACCATCTACCGTAGTCTCAACCCCTACGGACACGACAGCACCAGAACCAGAAGTGTTTATCTTCTGTCTGTTAATCAGATTCAATGAACCAGAATACTCAGCTTCAGTGTTGTATTCAGAAATATTGTATTGAGCAGCGTTATTAGCAGGTAGCGTATATGCCTGCTTCTTATAAGCATTTGTATAGTCATAGGCCCAGTTCAATACGACTGTAGCCTCAGCTCCATCAAAAGTAGTTAAATTTACTTTCTTTAGAAACTTAAGTACGGAGCTATCCCCAAATGCTAGGGGATGAGAGAAATAACTTAGCTGATAGGAACTGGTGTTATCCTGATAAGTATCATACTGAGCGATGCCACTTGCATTGCCAATATAAATAGTGTCATCCACCAGATTAGTGAAACATAGTGATGCGATGCTAGACCAAGTGGTAGCTCTATACGAGCCATCTTGGAGAGGAAACCTTGTATCAAAGACATACACCGCTTGAAGGGACGGAAAGTTAACAAGGACAAACGCCTCTTTAGGCGAATAATGTAATGAGATATTTCCCGTTTCACTAGCTACCAGATTCTTAACGTCATTGTTGACGTTCTTAGATACATCCCCAATGGGTGAGGACTTTTCCTGAATGGTTCTTGCAAGACTTCTTACGCCTGAGCGGTCTAAAAAGATTAAGTCCTTACCTGTAGATACTACGGCATCCCTAGATACACAGCCTATGTTAGATATGGTATCCGCTAAGGTCATGGTAGAAGGAGAATCTGCCCCTTCGTAAATAAGGATAGCGTCCTTACCAAAGATAACTAGGAATCCATTGTGGGCAGATAGAGCTACAATCTCATCATATCCATTGGGCCAGACCTTAGATACGTCTATGGAACCACTAGACCCACCAGTCCAAACAGTCCCATCCAATAGGTCACTCCAGTAAATAGTAGACTTATCACTAGCAAAGTCAGCCACCCACAATCTACCAAAGCCTGCGAGGACTTCGTTACCCTGAGGAGGTGTACCCGCAGAACCAGAATGTGCTGACATAGTTTGAACAGCACCCGCAGTATTGGAATAGACTAGGGGTTCCTGTGACCTTTGGAAGAAATACGCCTTATCGTTAAAGTTAACTATCTTCCAGTTATCATCAGATATTGTGTAAGACCCAGGAGTTGCATCAGTAAGAGTAGTAGTCCCTGAGAATATCTTGCTATTCCCAGCGGAGAATATAACTTCATTCCCACCTGAATCTCTAAACTGGTGTACGGCTTCTATACCCAAAGAACTTCCTAATACAGAAGAACCATTGGTAGACACCATAGAATAACCTTTACGCGCAGCAACCCGTCCCTCTTTGTCAATAATGCAGTTATCCGCAACTGACGCAAAGGTAGGGTCTTGGGCTAACGGGGCATCTTGGGTATTAATCCCCGCAAAGCCTGGAGCCGTAATGGTTATGCTTTGTAGTTTCTGGGCCATTATCGTACCTGAAAGGTTAACTCAGACGGGTATCTGTTAGCGTCAAAAGAAATAGCATCAGATAGGGCAGTAGAGGCTACAGCGAATTGTTCCGCAGCACTCTGCCCACCTGTCTCACCCCTCTCCCTAAGAGCCATAGCGTAGGCTAATTGGATTACGGGGTTAGTGGGTACTGACAAAGTATCTGAATCGTTAGACAAATCAGTCTGGGGTTTAGCTACGTCAAACCTTAAAGCGTATATGGCATCAGGCTGCGGATAGACCTGAATTTGTAAATCCCTATTAGAGTCTACACCTACAAATGTAAAGTAATCAGGCGAACCTGTTATTGGAGCGGTGTTATAGTTTACGTTGTTAAAATACTCTTTACTTCTAAGGTGCATGAATCTTTTGGACGTAGTGTTCATTACGTCTTTAACTACTGCCAAGTCACCACTACCTGTAAGTGAGTAGGTATCCGTCCCGCTTACAGTATTTATGGTTATAGAATCTCTAAGGGCAGTCCAGTCAAAAGAGTTCTCAACTATCTTCTTAGCGTCATTAACTAAGTCACCAATCAAATGGGAGTAGTCTGTTTCGTTAACAGTTGTAACTGTATCCTCCCGTAATCTGCGGAGGACGTTATTAATTAAGTCTAAGTATGTCATTAGAATCGCCTTCCTATAGATTGAATCATTCCCAAAGCCTGAGCTACGTTATCTAACTCTCTAAGTTTTGGCTCAAATAATTCTCTTGAAAACATCTGCTCAGTTACAGGGGTACTCTGAATTAAAGCCAACAAACCCATCTGAGGGGTTGGCTGAGGAGTCTCAGTCAGGATTTGAATAGGCGTCTCAGGAGGTGGCGTATCGTCTCTTGGAAGCCCAGTAAATATCCCACTTGGCGGCTCATCATCTGGCTCAGGTGTTGGCTCAGGCGTTG